CATCTACAATCATCTGAAAAAACAAAATATCCAGATTCCTCCAAAAACAACTAGTCAAAAAGATGTTGCATATGAAGGCGCGTATGTAAAAGATCCTCAAATCGGAATGCATGAATGGGTTGCATCATTCGATTTGAATTCACTTTACCCGCATTTAATTATGCAGTATAATATTAGTCCTGAAACTTTATTTGAGCCTGAAGACTATACGCATGGCATGCGAGATATCGTATTAGATGGAGTTACGGTCAATAAACTATTAAGTCAATCAATTAATACGTCGGCTCTATCTGACAATAAGGTCACTCTAACTCCCAACGGACAGTTTTTTAGAGTTGATAAACTAGGATTTCTTCCTGCGATGATGCAGGAGATGTATGATGATCGAGTAATCTTTAAAAAGAAATCCATTGAGTCAAAGAAAGACCTAGAGAAAGAGACTGATCCTAAAGCTAGGTTTGAAATTGAAAAACGAATTGCTAGATATAATAACCTGCAACTAGCTAAAAAGGTCTGTCTAAATTCAGCATATGGTGCTTTGGGAAATCAATACTTTCGATTCTTTGATACTCGACAAGCCGAAGGCGTAACTCTAGCAGGTCAGCTATCGATTAGATGGATTGAAAATAGTCTAAATGAATATATGAATAAACTACTTCGCACTAATGGAGTAGACTATGTGATTGCGTCAGATACTGATTCAATTTACCTTCGATTATCGGAATTGGTTAAACAGTCTTACGGAAAGATTGAAGATAAGAATAAAGTTATCTCATTTATGGATAAGGTATGTGAAAATAAAATACAACCATTTATCGACAAGTCATATACTGCATTGGCACAGTACTTGAATGCATATGATCAAAAGATGCAAATGAAACGCGAGGCTCTTTCGGATAAAGGTATTTGGACTGCAAAGAAGCGATACATTCTAAATGTGTATAATAATGAGGGAGTTCAATATACTGAGCCAAAAATGAAAGTTATGGGTCTTGAAATGGTCAAGTCATCGACTCCGGCTCCTATTAGAATTAAAATGGCAGAAGCCATTAAATTGATGATGAACGGAACTGAAAGTGATCTACATACTTTTATCGATGACTTTAAGTCGGTGTTCAAAACACTTCCAGTTGAAGACATATCATTCCCGCGTGGAATGAACGGGATAACATCATATGCCGGTGTTTCTGAGTTGTATAAGAAAGGTACACCTATCCATGTTAAGGGTGCTATCATATATAATGATTTGATCAAGCAAAAATCATTGATTAAAAAATATCCACTGATTCAAGAAGGTGAGAAGATTCGATTCGTTTATCTTAAATCTCCAAATCCTGTCAAGGATACAGTGATCTCCTTTCCCGCTTCATCAAATCTCCCTAAAGAATTCGAATTACAAAAATACGTCGATTATGATATTCAATTCAAAAAAGCATTCATCGACCCAATACAGATTGTTCTTTCCTGTATCGGATGGAATTCTGAAAAAACAAATTCACTAGAAGATTTTTTCTCTTAATTATTAAAGGATCATAATGAGCATTCTTGATAAAATTAAAAAAGCAAGCACAATTAAAGAATCATCGGTTCTTTCGAAATCCAAATTCTTCACTCAGAAAGATATGGTACAGACTGATATTCCTATGATAAACGTTGCCCTGAGTGGATCTTTGGATGGAGGATTCACTCCTGGATTGACCATGTTTGCTGGACCCTCGAAACACTTTAAAACAGCATTCTCTCTCCTAATGGCAAAAGCATATCTGGATAAGTATCCTGATTCTGCGGTACTATTCTACGATTCTGAATTTGGAACTCCCCAATCATATTTTCATGCCTTTGGTATTGATATTGATCGAGTGCTGCATACTCCAATCATGGATGTGGAACAATTAAAATTTGACATCATGCAGCAATTGACTTCAGTTGATAGAGATGATAAACTGATTATTATCATCGATTCGATTGGAAATCTGGCATCCAAAAAAGAAGTTGAGGATGCAATGGATGGAAAATCGGTTGCTGATATGTCACGAGCAAAGCAGATTAAATCTCTATTTCGTATGGTCACTCCATATCTAACCATGAAAGATATTCCTATGGTTGTGGTAAATCATACGTATAAAGAAATTGGACTGTATCCCAAAGATATCGTTGGTGGAGGAACAGGAAGTTATTATTCAGCCGATACCATCTTTATTCTGGGTCGTCAACAAGAAAAGGAAGGAACCGATGTCGTTGGATATAATTTTATTATCAACGTTGAAAAATCTCGCTATGTACGTGAAAAATCTAAGATTCCTATTACTGTATCTTTTACTGGCGGTATCAGTAAGTGGTCTGGTTTATTGGATGTTGCTATGGAATCCGGACATGTGGTTAAGCCCAGCAATGGTTGGTATTCCAAAGTAGATGCTGATGGTGTAATCGAAGATAAAAAATATAGAATCAAAGAAACTGATACTGCTGATTTTTGGACACCAATCCTAAATCAGCAATCATTTAAAGATTGGATTAAAAATAGGTATAACATAGGAACAACCGACATGATCAAGGATGATGAGATTTCATCTAAATTTAGCGATATAGGAGAATAAAATGCGCGAACTAGCCACATTTCAGGAGTATGTAGATTACGAATATGTACTTGATGAAACTACAGACACCGAAAACCGAGACACCAATGTCAATATCAAATTGACTTCAGGTCCATTTGAAGGTGTAGTATTCCAATATGGAAAAGTCTCAATTGATCCTATTCAGGATCCTGAGGTCGATAATCTTGAATTGCGTTATGAATTCAATCTCATCAGTTCAGATAAATTCTCCGATGAGGAACTATCAGGGAATTTAGAATTTAAGAATTATCTTGGTGATCTACTTGTTAGCATAATTTGCAACCGACTGGAAGAAAATGAAAATCGAACAGATGATATTGAGGAACTTGATTCATAATGAAGAGTACTTTCGCAAAGTTCTTCCTTTTCTAAAAAATGAATACTTCTCCGATAGAACGGAGAAGATTATTTTTGATGAAATAGAAAAATTCACTCAACAATATAATAGTCCACCCACAGCCAACGCTATCGATTTGGCTGTGCGGGAAGGAAAAAATCTTACAGAAAATGATGTCAGGTCGTGTGAGGATTACTTAGGCTCTATTTCTGAATCAAAGGAAGAAAAGCCTAAGCTTCAATGGCTAATCGATAAGACTGAAAAATTCTGTCAAGAGAAAGCCGTTTATAATGCGGTACTTGGATCCATTTCTATTCTAGATGGTAAAGATAAGACTCTAGAGAAAGGATCTATACCAAAGCTGTTGTCTGATGCTCTGTCGGTAAGTTTTGATAATTCGATTGGACATGATTACCTAGAAGATGCCGATTCTCGATATGAATTCTATCATCGAAAAGAAGAGAGGATTCCATTTGACTTGGATTACTTCAACAAAATCACAAAGGGTGGTTTACCTAAAAAAACTCTGAATATCGCCTTGGCTGGAACTGGCGTAGGCAAATCTCTTTTTATGTGTCACGTTGCTGCTGGAGCTATGTCACAAGGTTACAATGCACTCTACATTACCCTTGAAATGGCTGAAGAGAAAATTGCAGAAAGAATCGATGCCAATCTACTAAATGTTACTGTAGATGAATTATCGACTCTTTCAAAAGAGTTGTATGATAGAAAAGTCAAACGTGTTAAGGAGATGACTACCGGAAAACTTATCATCAAAGAGTATCCTACTGCATCCGCGTCAGCAGTTCATTTTAGAACTCTATTGAATGAATTGGAGTTGAAAAGGAATTTTATTCCTGATATCATCTTCATTGATTACTTGAATATATGTTGTTCATCTAGAATCAAGGCAGGAGCTTCCGTCAATTCATACACTTACGTCAAGGCTATTGCGGAAGAATTAAGAGGATTGGCTGTTGAGTTCAATGTCCCCATAGTTTCAGCGACTCAGACTACACGAGGAGGCTTTACGTCATCTGATCCTGGACTTGAAGATACAAGTGAGAGTTTTGGTCTTCCCGCGACTGCTGATTTGATGTTTGCCATCATATCATCAGAGGAGTTGGAGAGTCTAAATCAACTCATGATCAAGCAGTTAAAAAATCGATATAACGATCCCACTATGCATAAGAGATTCGTGGTAGGAGTTGATCGCGCTAAAATGAAGTTGTATGATGTAGAACAATCAGCCCAGCAGGGTCTTGCCGATGCAGGAAATACTCAAACTATGCAACAATCCTTCTCTAAATCCAATAAAAGAGCGTTCGAAACCTTTAAAGTCTAGATGTAATGTGCTGCCATATAAATACCAGTATTGGGGAGAAAATATGGCAGCACAACAAGGTTTTCAATATGAAATCAATGCAGCAAACATTCTGAAGCCTTTGGGACTAGTTCCCAAAAGCTTCGTTCCTGCTGGCGCTGGACATAATCAGCCGGATTTAATGTTAGAATACAATAAAATTAAAGCTGGATGTGAACTAAAAATCACAGCCGCTTCGGCGGGATCTTTGGTGTTAAAGTACGATATCACAGATAAAAGACATCCTTGGAAATTTGGTGATATCAAACAAGACGATACGGAAAAGGTCTTTATTCGCGATCTGGCGGATGAAGTAGGTCTATTTGATCTCATAAAAAAAGAATGGCCAGTCATTCCATTCAAACGAGAAAAAGATGACTTATGGGAAGCCACTGCTGGTAAAATGACTCCCAAAGAAAGGTATGAACGGGATCGCGATACGTTTCATGATATTCGAGGAGAGATTCCCGCTTCAAAGATTGAAGAATACTACAACAAAAAAAAGACCTATTATGTCAATGTAGGCACTCACGGATTTTATATGATGGGTCGAAAAAACCCATTGAAGTTAAGCGATGTACCTACATTTGGAAACTCAGCAAAAGCTACTTATCGTGCCAGGGTTCAATATAAAGGATCTGGAAATTATCAATTCACATTTGAGATGCAATTTTCAATCCCTGCTAATAAAAAGTCTAAGTACAATATTGCACCTGTGGATGGTAAATCGGTAACGATTATCAAGAAGGATTTAAATTTAACTTGTTTCATATAAATGAAAGTTAAAATACGAAATTCACCCGATAAAAGATTAACACCCTACATCAGAAGGGCAGCCATATTTTTTGGTGAAATTCTAATCCCTAGTAAAAGAATATATGATAATATCACGTTATCCATCATATTCAACAAGAGATTAAAAGACTTTGGTAATGCAGGAATTGAGGAATACAATACAAACAATAAACCTAGAGAATTCTCAATTCAAATTCATCCTGGTATTGGAGCTAGATCAATATTTGAAACACTAGCGCATGAGATGGTACATGTAAAGCAGTTTGCATTAGGAGAAACTGATGATCAGTTATCAACTTGGAAGAATTCCAGTGTCGATACTGCTAAGGTTGATTATTGGTGGCATCCATGGGAAATTGAAGCACATGGTATGGAACCTGGTTTACTGACTAAGTTCGTAATTCAAGAAAAGTTATATGATGTATTGGAAGGATTTAATAATCCAGAAATTGACTCAGTTGAAGTTCCTATCGTCTGGAAGCCTAAGTCTGTCGAAGGGGGCAGGGACAATCCTATTTATATTGACTTGCCGAGTAATATTAACGGAAATAATAAACGATGATTAAGTTTTCCAACTACTTAAAAGAAGAAAAACAGGTATATGTTCCTTCACTGGATGATATCGAGAGAAGTGTTTTCTCGGGAAAATTTGGTGTTGATAAATCTATCTCTTTGATATCCGAGTATTTGGATAGGAATAAAACTAAAATTTCAGATGCAAAGTATGTAAAGATTAAGAATCTACTGTATAATGTAAAGGTATTAAACCGAGATATCCCATCAGGGATATTGAATCGCATTGCAATATCTGATACAATAGGAGAACATATTCGAAAATATGACTCACAAGTTCTTACCGCAAATAAAAAGATACCGAACGTATCGAATCATGTAATCAATTTAAATGATTTCATCGTACAAAGAATCAATAGAGAAATTATACATTCGGTTAGGCAAGACACTAGAATCAATCGAGAAAAAGAAAAAAATGAGGTAATAAAGTTTTTTAGATCCAACTTAAACACATTAGTAAAAATGTACGAACTATATAATACACTGATCGATATTAAAGATGCATTGAACGAAAAAAATTAAGTTTTATAATTGAGGTGAATGATGAAGAAAGATTTAATTATTGGTGCTATTACCAACTATGACTTTGAAAAAGTAAAGCCTTGGGTAAAATCGGTCAATGAGCATTTCGTTGGCGATAAGGTGATGATTGTTCTAAATGCATCGTTCGATACGGTGGAAGAACTTTTAAAGCATGATTTTAAAGTTATCGCATTTGAAAAAGATGAGTCGGCAAGGCGGTATAAGCGTACAACGAACATGCCGATTCATGTGGAGAGATTTCTTCACATCTACAATATTCTTAAAGATGACTATCAAGATTATCGATACATCATTACTACTGACGTTAAGGATATTGTCTTTCAAAGTAATCCATCCGACTGGCTTGAGAAGAATCTTGGAAATAAAAAGCTTGTGGCATCCACGGAATGCCTAAAGTATAAGGATGAGTCGTGGGGAAATCAAAATTTCCTAGAATGCTTCGGTCCATTCTTCCATGACATTTACAAAAACGAATTGATTTATAATGTCGGTACCCTGGGTGGTGATGCTGAATACATGAAAGATTTGGCTCTGAATATTTTTCAGATGTCGCTCAATCGACCAATTCAAATTGTGGATCAAGCAGTCTTCAATATGATGATCTACACACATCCATATAAAGATGTTTTCAAATATGCATCTATGAATGATGGATGGGCTTGTCAGTTGGGTACTGTAATGGATCCCAGTAAAATTCACGAGTTCGCGCCGAATCTAACCGAACAGTCCCCTATCTTCGACGGTACCCATGTACTCACTCACGATAGCTCAAAGAAATTCTGTATTGTGCATCAGTATGATAGAGTTCCTGAACTGAAACAGCATTTCGAGGCAAAATATGCCTAAGAGTCTTATTATATGTCCTGTTGGCATGCCTATGCCCTTTGATGCTCGATATGATTCAGACAATCACTGGAGATACACAAATAAGCTTGATCGAGAGTATGATACTCTAGTTGTTGTGTATAATGATTTTGAGCCTGAGCCAAACTCATACGATTTCAT